TTTCCGCAGTCGCATCTGCAACACCACCGAGCATTCGTATCGGTCTTGCTCGCATTTGGTACTCGCTCAACGACCGTAAGCCTCGTGTACTTCTCTCCTCGTCGATCTATCAATCTCATGATGCAGCTCCTTTCTGGCCAGAAAGGACTTTCTATATCCTGATTTTGACTTTCGTCAAACAGACAAGTACAACAACAGCTAAGTCGTTATAACTCCTTGCAGAAAAGCGCAGCTAAGGCTCATATTCCCGCCCCAACCCACCAAACGGACCATCGCGTCTTGGTTCACGCTGAACCGATCGGGATCAAGCGGGACCATGTTGCGGCCGGCATACGGACGCCAATGGATATAGTTGGTGTTAAGAAAGAACATGTTGTTCAGCGGCGCGCCACCAACTGCCGATGTTCCCGATGAAGTCTGGAACGGCAGCGGATCGGTTGACTGGCCCTGGTAGCCACCGTCGAGGACGACATCGCAGTTGAGATACTTCAGCGTCTCAAATCCGAGGTTCGCCAGTTCGGTGTCTCCCTGCAAGCGCTGGATGGCCTGCAATGACGACAGGTAGTACCGATACATGTTGTTGTCGGCCACGATCAGGTCCGGATGGTCATTGCCACGCACAAGCTGTACGTACATCTGATCCATGTAGTCCTGGATGTTCGCTGCCGATGTCGGTGCGCCACCATTCGTTGCCGCCGAGAACGTGATGTTCCGCCAGAACGAATACTGCGACCGATCGATACCGCCCACGATACCCGTGTTCGGCGACGCCGCCACAAGCAACTGCAAGCCGCCAATCGAGTTGGCAACCGTGCCGTCGCCGTACGCCCCTTGGCTGAGTCCGTTCAAAAAAGTGCGCTCACCGTTTTTGACGCGGCCCTCAAGCAGGTTGATAATGGCTTCTTCCGTTTGTTCTCTATCGGCCTGTTTATGACCGATTTCTGCAAGTCGCCCTGCAGCCCAGACTAGCTCTTCACCCTTGTTAGGAGTGTCGGACGTTCGTGGGGCTATTATTCTTTCGTCAAGCCCTGGTCGTTACACCTTCCGCACCCCTGACCCTCTCGGGCTACATGTGCGGCTTGGCTCGGTATTGTCTCAGGCCTTACTGAGAGGTCCACCGAATTAGTCCGATTAAGTGGCCAAGCAGTTAACCACTGTTCTGGATTTCCTCCAGACCCGAAATGGAGATCGCAAGAGCGGCCTGCCTGATCGGGAATTCCGCCGCAGTAAACGTCTGCGAAGGGCTGATATTCAAAGTTTGATCTCAACATTTCTCCTTCTCGACTCTTTATTCGAGAAATTCCAAACGTCACCGCTTGGGTCGGACTATTTCATCACCTCGAAAGGTGCCGGGCGCTCGTGCGTGGGTTATTCTTTCGTCACCACGTAGTCTCTAGAGCTTCCGCATCCCTGACAACCGTGTGGGGTTGCTACGTATGCGGCTTGCTACGGAGTTGTCTCGAAATAATCAGCTTAATTCCGAGGGATTCTCCGTTTCACCCAGTTATTCGATGGAGCTTACGCTGCCAAAGGGGCCTCAATTAACCCGCTGTACCATACGAACGTCGAGTTGTTGTTGTAATCCAACTCTTGAACGATGGTTCGGCCGCCGTCGAAGGTTTTGATGTTTCCCTTCTTGTTCAACCGATGGAGTAACGCGTTGTTTCGCCAACTTGTTCTTCATACCGGTTCTTTACCCGATATTTTCTGTACGTCACCGCACAGGTCAGGCCATCTCATCATCTTCTTAGCCCGCTTGGTTGCGCTAATCTTTGCGCCATGACCTTTCGGCTTACCAAGCTGTGACAATCTACGTTTCAAGTTCGCCTCTGGGGTCCATCGGTTTCCCGCTACATGGCGAGACGCCTCAATACCCTTGGTTATTGCTTCAGGTGAAAGCGCATAAGCTAGTCTGTTTTTATTGTAGAGAAGACCTTGCTTATCGAGATTAGCCATCCAACGAAGTTCGGCTTCCCTCTTGCTTTCAACCGAGCCTTCGATTTCTTCCAGCAATCTCATTGCAAAAGCTTCGGGACCGTATTGGGTCCAATCACTCTGCAAGTCCGGTTCAGCATGCTTGCCTCGGTTTAGAAGGCTTTTATGTTCTCTGAACCGTTTCGATAGCTTGGACTTTGTTGATTTATAGAGACGCTTTGAATTTTCTCTGCCGTCTCCAACGCTACCAACAAGAGTTTTCATCGAAGCTAGGTGAACTATTCCGTAGACTGCTGCCATTCTGGAACCCCATCTTTGGCATTAAACTATGAAGAGCCGGGCGCTCGTGGATGGATTATTCTTTCGTCACCATCTGGTCGTTAGAGCTTCCACCGCCCTAGGGCTTTCGCCTTACATAGGTGGCTTGCTACGGGATTGTCTCAGTCTGCCCTGAGAGATTCCCCGTTTCACCCGGTTTATTGTGTCCCGAAGTTAAGACACATTATCCTGCAGCGAACCCGTCCTATTGCGGAGGGTCGTCGTAACAATTTCGGAAAGGCCGGGAGAGGCCATGGCACATTTCCCCTATGGGGTTAGTGCTGCGTACCCCGAACTTCGGCGAGAGCACGCTTGATGCTTTCCGCGACGGTTTCGTTCCTTGGCGCTGCGTTTGAACTGGCGCTGATCGGGCCGGCCGGGGCGCCAGATTTCAGGCTTGCGCCCGCTTTCCTGGCCTTCTCGGCAGCCGCTCGGGCTTCCTTGTCACGCTTTGCCTGATCCTCTTGGATGATCGCCGCTCGCACTTCGGGATGTGCGTATTTCGCCGCTTCGTATGCGGCATCCATGTCGATTGATCCGTTTTTGAAGGTATTGCTGACCTGCGGCTGGCCTGCCTGAATGAGGGCAAGGTCTCCGTTAATCAGTTGAGCCATCAGAGGACCAACCGTTTTTGCATGCGGCTTGTCTTTCGACCAATTCTGCCATGTCTGTTTTGCCGCGTTTTGCATTGCGGCAGATTCGCGTTCCTCAAATGTCTTGAGGCGCGTTTCCAGATTGGTGATTACCGGTCGGAGGTTTTCAGGAATCGAATTGTCGGGGTTAGCATCCGCTGGCTTTTCCGTCGTTGCGGGAGCAGCAGCAATGGTTGCTGGGTCAACACCAAACGATTTCGCGAGCTGTCTGAATGCCTCGACCTTGTTGGGTCCGGCAAGCTCCATGTGCCATTTGAATAGTTGATTGATGGCCTGACCGGGGGTGACGTTGTTTTGCGTCATCACGGCCTTATACGGAGCAATAGCTGTATCGATTTCTTGGTATCGTGTGCGTAACTCGTTCACGCCCTTGTCGGTGTCGGCCTCGCGCCGAGTAATTGCCGCGCGTGCGGCCTCGGGGAGGTCATTCCAAAGGGCTTTTTCTTCCTTGCTCCATGCCTTGGGCGCGGCGGACTGAGCCTGTGGGGCCGTCTCGGTGTTGCCTTCGGTCGTGGTCTCGGAACCGGGTTTTGCGGCGTCGCCAGTCTCGGCGCCGGCCTGCGTTGAATCTTTCTTGGCAGCGGCTTTGGTTGTCTTTGCCTTTGCGGCAGCCTCAGCCTTTTCCTTCGTCTCGGCGGTGGCGCGCCTAACGCTCTCCCCGACTGTCTCGACGCGGGGCTTGGAATGATCTTCCTTTGCAGGTTCGGGAGCCGCACCGCCCGCAGGGGCTTCACCACCTTCTGGTGCGCCTCCTGCGGGTTCGGGCGATCCGCCGAGATCGGCAACCTGATCTGAACTACCTCCAGCATCACTTCCGGGGGCATCGGGAGGAGCAAACATTGCTGTCGAATTTAGGAGATAATTCCTGATCATGGTTCCTCGAATATCACTGAATTATGAATTGTGCAAGTTCTGGATGACGCTTGAGATATTCCGGCATCAATGTCGCGTAATCACCAGCAACCGGGAACGTATCAACCGGCATTTCCTCCAGCCGATGTCTTGCGTTTTCCTTGGCAAACTCAATTTCATCTGGCGTCAGTTCATCTGATACCTGCACCGATACGGTGAAATGGTCCACTGGGAAACCATAATGGGTATAGGTGATATATTTCGAATAAACGGCTACGGTTTTCATCACCTTCCCCGCAACTGATCAATGGCTCTTTTGATATCCGGCCCCGGTCGCGGTGGTTCAATGAATTTCCGTGGCTTGGCCGTCGCTTCGTTCCCGACGCATACCGCACCGCAGGCCTTGTCCGCCGCTCGAAATGCCGATTTGCTATCCAGCATTTGTCCCGTCCCCATGTGCCGCAGATGCGTCCCGAGGCTGTCCGAAATGACGTTCGGCGCGCTGAATTTGGTAAAGCGGACACATTTGGCGGGCCACGGCTTGTCGAGGTCGTGCCATTTTCGACAGACTTTGCAAAGACGCTCCATTATCGCGGCTCCGTCCACGTAATCTGGCACTTATCGCACCGCATTATCTTGTAATCCCCGACCGCCGATATCTCGTGGACCGCTCGGCGGTGAAACAGCATGCACCATAGGTTGCGAAGCATCATTTCCAAAATCATCATTCGTCGGAGAGCATCATCACAAGAGGCGGCTCGTGGCTGTAAGAACCGTTCCCGAACTCCTTTATGACCCACCCCGGATGGGGTTCTATTTTATGCTGTTCAAGCCACGCTTTCACATCCGGACAGTCAGGAGTCGGCTGCCAAATCACAGAATGCGGTCCCATTTATTCCTCCGAAAGAATCATAGCAATTATCTGTTCGTCATCCGCCGCAATTTCCTCTGGTGTGGCTAATCTAAAGGGCGGCGGGTTCATCGTCAATGATGGTACCGGTCGAAATGGGGGTAATTGTCTCAGCGATGGCAGCATTAACGGCGGAATTAACCGATTGATCGGAATCAGCAGATTCGGAACGATCCGCTTGATTTCTTCGACTAACTCTTCGTCGTCAACATCCCCACGCTCGCGAAGCTTCTGGAGCCTGCGGAGTTCATCGTAATATTCCTGCGAATAAACCGATGGCCGGCGGTGATGCCAATGTCGCCGCAGGTGGCCGCCGTCATGGGTATCCCGTCCTGACGGCTTGAACGGCGCGTTGAAGTAGTAGGGCCACCATTGCGGACCTTGGCCAGACCATAGTTTCGCGGCTCGTCCCGGCGCAAATGGCAGGAAATCGATGCCGATGAGCGGAAATTCTTCGATCTGGATGCTGCCAGAGTATGCGATCCAGTCTCGGGCAAAGTTTGGAGCGTGCTGCCCCGGCGAGAACTGCGTAAAATCAATACCGATCTTATTAACTGGAACGACGGTAAATCCGGTTTCCGAATAGGTTATCCAGTCCTTGGCAAAGTTCTTTGCGGTGAGACCCAGCCCGAACGGCAGGAACGAAAACGACTCAATCGGGAGGGTATCGACACTGATATTCCCGAACTGCGTAATCCAGTCTATCGCTGAATTGCGTGCATGCTTGCCGATATCGAATGGCGAGAACGGTTCGCTATAAACCGGTGCCTCAACGTTGAAATTTCCGGAAAACGCTATCCAATCACGGGAAAAGTTGACCGGTCTAGGTGCATGTGGCCACCATGAGATATCGTTCCCGAAGAACTGATTCGGGTTTCCTGGAGCATTGACGAAATCTTGAAAGCCGCGCTGCTGTACGCGGTTTAGGAGGTTGCGGGCCGATACTGGCGGGGCCGGGGCTGGCGGCCATATCCCAAACGATCCACCGTAGACAGCCGGCAGGGCTCCTGCGATTGGATTTTGGCCAATCGCGAGCCGTCCAATCGCATCGAAGCCGAGAAGAGACACGAGTTTTTATTCACCTCTCTTCGAATTATGCAGGTATGTACGAAGGAGGCATGGACGTGGCCCCTCCATATGGGGTGGTGCCACTCGCCGCTAGGTTATCACGATAGACGGCGCAAGTTCCCGGTACGTCCGTCCCACCAATCCAGCATCCGACGCCGCCGGACTTCACGCCACGGCAGTAGTTCCCGACCACAGTTGCGGCTAGCGTACTCATGCCGGTTCGAATACCGAATAGCTGTCTAGACTCGCCGACAACGCCCGTGATATTGCGAATAATTTGTGTCCTATTTGACTGCACATCGTAAATACCTGATGGATTGGTTTCGACAGAGTTGACTCCATTGGCAAAGGCAGAGCAGCCCTCGATCAAACAATCCTGCGGCGGCGATGTCGAGTCCCCAGCAACAATGCCATCTAGCTGCGAGAATATTACCTCGCAATCTTGGACGCGCACGCGATCGCATCCGCCTGCGATGTTGATGCCATGTAGATGCCCTCGCGCATAGCTATCGCGTATTCTCACGCCCGCAGCATATTGAATAAAGATGCCATCCGTAGCGGGCAGGATCGGCGTTCCCGGATTGCCGCTCTGAGGACCGTAGGTCTGGAAACCCTGAATGATAGTGTCGCTGTGAAGTACCGTGCTGATCATCGGCGAATATCCGACCGCGCGCGCCACGTTGTCGGCGTACCAATCAATATAAGCTCCGTACCAATCGGCCTTCGCAACTCTAACGTTGCTCACTCTAATGCCCTTGGCTGCTCGTGTCTTTTCCGTCAGCGGCGCAAACTCCCAACCAAGATCGCCAGCAGTATTGAAGAAACCAGCAAAACCGGCTTCCACGACATCAACCTGATCAATCACCATGTCTCGGCATCCCGAGAGGCGCACTCCCATTCCCCCGGAACCACTTACGGTGGGCAGCGTCATCGCGCCTATGCATAAGCGACGAATGTCAAAGTTGTGAGGATGCACCGTATAAAGCGCCCCGCTATTGAAATTCGAAGCCAGCGTCGCCATCGGCAGATAATCTCCGCTGGAATCCGAATATAGCGCTCCAGCAGCCGCCATTGATGACCAATCGAACCCAAGCGCAAGCGTGGTCGTGGCAGACGGATCAAAATTGATGTCAGCAATTTCACCATCGGCTACATCACCAATAATAGCGAACACGCTGGAATTGTTGGTGCGCACGGTGCCGAGCGTGACGCCTTTGACAAACACGCCGCGAATGGTTGAGAGAGTCCCAGGTGCAGTGATAGTGCCCTTGTCAGGATCAAGATAGGCATATCCGGCCGACACTGGAGCGTGCCATGTGCTCGTGGGAAAGGCCGGAACGTTCGTTGATTTGGTAGTCCGGATAGAGCCCTCTCCCTCAATCTTGGCATTAGAGCCGAGCCGCATGGCATAGCTCAAGCCGTCGCACTCGAAATCGAATGCGGCACCATTGACACATAACTTTGCGTTCTGAAGCACAAGCCCGCGATTTGGTATCCCGGCGTTGCTGGCGATCCGATAAGTTGCTCCCCGTTTCGCGATAATCTCGTCACCGTTAAGCGATGCCTGTTGAAATAGAGCGGACAAAGCGGCCATATCATCAGTGACTCCGTCACCAGCAACGGAGGTTTCGTTTGCAAGAAGGATCGTCATTTTTTTCCTTGGATTTTTCGTGAGACTAGGACTGACACCAAACGCAACCATATTAGTCAGGAACGATCTACGAGAAGTTTTTATCACCTCGCTCGTCTCGCGCGGATAATGCCAGTTACCGCAAATGTTGCGCCAGCACCTGTATATGTAGCCTGGGTATTTAAAAAATACGATGTTGATCCAGATATCGAAACTCGTAATGGGCCTATGTTTCCATTGAGAATGGGGTCGGTCAAAGAAGTCCCACGCAATCCGAATGATTGGCCAGCCGTATTAACAATAGTGGCTGTCACAGTGTTAATCGAAACGTTGATCACCGTTACAATTGGAGTACTAGAACCGATTCCGGAATATCCCGCTGTGATGTCCCAATCGCCGGCTGACAACGTAATTGAAGTGATATTGGTCTGAGTTGTTGACACTAATGTTGATGTGGTAGCCGTAGCGGAAATAAATTCTCCAACTTCTCCCGCTGCTGCTGAACCTGTGCTCGGCTCACCCGGAAGATGCCCTTGCTGCTGCGGAACCATATCCTCCGCAATCGCGACAACGGAAACCTGAGGTATCGTCGAGAAGTTGATCTTGGTCCCGGCTCCGCTCTGCCCTGTCGCCGTGCCCGTACCTGATGAATTATAAAGAACAGTGGTTCGTGGAAATGTAGTGGTTCCAGAGTTGTAAACACTGATTACGACTTCCCATTGTGTTAGATCAGTCGAAACGGCATAAAGTTTATATGAGACACCGTTGAGAACATTCGCAGCGCTCGGCAATTGACAGCCACCAACTGCCGACGAAACGACCCAATCGGTGGTACCGCCAGCAACGGGGAGAAATCTGACCAGATCGGCGAATGCTGACACTTAGGTTCCGATCGCAATGACGGGGGTTCGTTCCCACTCCGCAAGCTTGGCGCGATCGATCCAGCCGCCCTCCATATGCGTCAACATTTCCTCAACCGTGATACAGACACCGCGCCGGACACAGTTCTTGCAGATCAAATCATCGCATAGCTTACAGTGACCGCCAACATCCGCAGGATCACAAAACGGCTCGAAACTGACGATGAACTGGCAATGTTTACAGGTGAATGTGTCCCGATGCTGCGTTCCATCTGGCCCGATTGTTTCGAGAAACCCGGTCGATTTGCCGTAACGGAGCGACACGCGATCACTCCTGGAAGTACAATCCGGTACCGACCGAACCGCCATAGGACGGTGATAGCGCGCGGAACGCAAACCCATTGCTCGCCGTCGCTGGATAAATCAGCATCTGACTTTCCTGCGCTGCCGTCCATCGCTGTGAGTTGCGCTGGTTGAGGTTGACGTTGAATACCGAACTTGATGCGGTTAGCGTCGCGCCTGACGCCGTGATATAGGCAACCGCAGATGGTGTGGCAATATCCGCAGGATCAAGAACCTGCGGCGCGTATGATGTTCCTCCACTTGCCGAGCTGGTGACCCGAGAAAGATCGTATTGAATCGGCGTATCCGTCGCGCTCGGTGCCGATGCCGCTCCCATCAGAAGCTCATAGACCTTGCCGCGTCGAGGCGTTGCGCCAGCATAGACGAGAGCACCGTATTGGTTAAATGCGGCTGATGCAGTCAGCGCACCGTTGATAAAAAAGTAGGCCGTTGGAACCTCCTATTTGACTGGCGTTGTCACAAGTTTGAGCGGTTTGGGTTCTACCACGTTCAACGGACGAAGTGGAACCCGATCATTTCCCCAAATGCGACGGGCATAATCGATTCCCTCGCTCACACCCCTGAGCAAGGCAATATCCAATTCGGACTGCCGCTTGAAGTTCTCGGTTTCCTTGATCTTGGACTCGATTTCGTTCTGGTAGACGTGCATTTTCCGTCCGTGCGGTGTGGCATCGCCGTAACCATACAGCGGCGGCGGGCGCATGATGTCGCTCTCATCCGGAGCCCCAACCTTGATCCCCATCGCCATGCACATGACAATAAAATGCTGCATCGCGGGACGCTGTTCCTGATATTCAATGTCTCCCGACATATCGATGCCGTACAGCCCGATTTCAGTCGCCCCCTCTGCAATCGCCAGCGCCATCATATAGGCAAACGTGCTCGTGAAGAAATACAGGCTGTGCTTCGCTATCATTTCCTCAAGCGGATATGGAGTGGCGTGCTTGATATATTCCCGGCTCTGAGCGTAGACCGTGAACTCTTGCTCATTCAGCCAATCGACGTATTTCGAGGCACCCCACTTCCCAGATTCCGCCCAGCCGAGATCGCCGTGTATCTCAAACCACCGCGTTACCCGAGGCAGAATCCCATAGGCATTACCGGGAGAGCATGCCCATATTTCCCAATCGCCGTTAGCGTAGGGGGCTAGCATGCGGGAACTGGGGCAGGTTCCGATCAGAGCTACGCGCATTAATCCTCGTCTATGTCATGGTTGTTTGAGATCAAATCCGCCGTAAATCCAATGGCAGATGTTGATATCGGCTTGTGCTTGAGGCCGGGCGTCAAAGGCTCGCTCGGTGCCAAGCGATATGGAGAAGCCTTGATATATCGATCGCGGATAGGGCGACCTGATGGATGTTTCATGCGCTCATTCAAACAGGATTCTCCATTTCAGGAATAGGCTCAATACCGATAGCCTTGCCGCTCGGATCGCGAACAATACGTTTTTTCGTCGTCGCAGCCTTGTGGATTAAACTAGCCGCATTCGCAAGCTGCGTCACATTGTCTTGGTGGCCTTGCGCCGTCGCGGTCGCCATCGACGGGACCGGTAAACCAGTCTGCGCCGCATGCGCCATACGATCGGCTGCCAGCTTTTGCATGTCGAACGCATGTCGCTCCCGCATCATCGTCATTTCCATTTGCAGCTTTTCCATATCCGCTTGATGGTTTTGCGCTGCAATAGTCTGTTCCCGCTGATCGTTAGCGTTTTCGCTCTGAGCTTTCAATTTTGCCGCCGTGATTTCGGCGTTAGCTTTCACAACATCGGCTTGCTGCTTGGCCGCCTCGGGGTTGGGATGCCCACCCATATTCGCAGCATTGGCCGTGGCTGTCTTCTCAGCCTTCTCCGCATATTCGTCGATCGCTGATTCCAAATCGCGGCCGGTTCTGAATTTCCGCACTCCCCATTGCAGCATCTTGGCCAGTAACGGGACGATGGCAGGATTTTGGCCGCCCAACATCTGCGCCGTCTCAAGGAATTTCGTCACCGCCGTGATAAACTCGGTCGCGTCCTGCCGTTCCTGCTGGACATCGCCCGCAATCATCGTGTCGGTTTCAATATCAATCCGGTAACCGCGCGGGATATCCTGCTTTAGGAGGTCTATCGCCTTCTTGATGCGCTGCAATACCTGCATCACTTTTGGCGATAGCAACGGAGATGCCCCGGGTGGAGGCGTCGGCATGCCCATTCCACCACCGGGCGGGGCTGGCATCTGGCCGGGCATCGGCATTCCGGGAGGTGCGCCACCCATCGGGGGCTGAAACGGCACCATTCCGGTCCCGGGTGGCGGCATCATGCCGGGAGACTGTCCTGGCGCCATTGGCGGGGCTATCGGTGCGCCAGGCTGTGGCGGCGGTAACTGCAATTGTCCGCCAGGAGGGGCCAATCCCGGGGCTGGGGGAGCCATTGGAGGGGCGATCGGCGGGGCATCTGTCGCAACCGGCTGCATTGAGGCCGGATCAATCCCCTCCTCATACAAAATGCCGGAAATTTCGATCAGCGTGGCCGGCTGGAAATGCTTAGCGATGACCTCTGCCACCAACCGGACAACATCCCGAGCGAATCGGCCCACTTCCTCGCGACGATCCTCAATCCTGGTCTGCCCCCCGTTCGCCTTGAGCCGCTGTCCGCCCAATGTCTCACGCGCATCATCGGTTTGGCTGACCAATGCCTGCATTCCGGTCACGCGATCGAAGTCCTGCATGACCTTATCGCGGACGCCCATCAATATTTGGAGCACTTCCGCAACTTCTTTGATCGGCAGGAACGAAATCGAGCCCGCCACACCGCCTTTTTGCGCCGACATCGCCCAATTATCGACCGGAATCAGTTCATTCTCGACCGTTTCATCTAAAAGACGGCGCAAACCCTTATTTGAGGCATCATAGGTGCCAGCAAGCTTGCACGCCTTGGCCAAAAGGCTGATTCGCTGCGTCAATTTGTCGATTTGGTTGGCCTGATCCTGATATTCCGTAAAATCTGGTACCGGAATCAGTGATTCGTTCGTCATCGTGGCCGAAAGCGGCTCCGGACACGGGAAAAAATTCCTAAGTTCAAGCGGGTCCTGCCGACAGTCGCATAGCGAATCATATCCCGTCGAAACCCAGAAAACTTTGCGGTCCGCCTTGTTCCAAATCTCGTAAATCACCCGCTTTCGAGTATTATGATCGTCCAATGTATAAGCGGCTGTATCCCCTGCGATACGATCGCGCATCGACATCTGCGGATCGGCCAATATCTTGCGGCCGATTTCCTCGCCGAATCTCTCAATATTGTAGGTTTTGCTCGTGAATATCCGTTTGAAAACAGCCTGCACTTCCTCCCAAGTTCGCGCTGTGCTTGGCATCATGCCAAAATCTTTCCAATGGACATAATCCACTGGAACCGATTCGCTCAGGATTTGGGAACCTGTCTCCTCAAGTTTCTCGGTCTCCTCGCTCTCGTCTGGCGGCTCAATTTCTCCGCTAGCATCAGCAACGTCCGGCTCAACTGAGGTCGGGACGGATAATCCTTCACCGATTTCTGGCTCATAGCGGACCCATAATTGACCGCGACCGGGGAGAAGGTAATCGTCGCGCGCCCGCCGCATTGAGGGGTGGAAACCATTTTCCTGTAACTCGTTACGCAGGGCGCGCTCAAGGATAGTAGCAGATACGCGCCCGACAGGATCACGATCATTGAATTTCCTCTCGCAAACCGCCTGGGGAACCTTGGCGTAAACTGCCGGCTTTAAAATCTGTACCGACGACCAAAGCAAGTTCAGCCGGCGCTGCCCGTCCTGAGCCGCCTTCCGTTCATCCCGATATCGCTTTAGGATATCCTCCCCGCGCTTGTACCAGTTCTCATTGGCCTGTTCGACCGCATGAATCTCGCCCTTCCAATACTTCGCCATCCGCTGGGATTCTTGGGCATCATCCATGATCGGATCGCGGCCGGTGTCTTCCGGCTCGTCTTCTTCTGTCGGGTCGCGATCGTCCTCAACCATTGACACGATCAAATTCCCTCGGAACCAGGGTAAACTGTCTCGCCCCGGGAGAAAATTCCCCGTTCAAACTCCATACCCTAACATAGGGATGATGCGGCGAGGTGTACCCAATCAGAAGCGATTTCTTCTTATCGGTGATGGTAGCGCTTCCACCGCCACACATGCGATAGGTCTTGCCGACCTCAAATACGGATCGAGAGGACGGCACCTGAGCGTGATCGGGCATGTCACGATCCTTTGCGCTCGCTCGGCTGGTCACTCCATTCGGCGCCATTGCAGCCATCCCCTCAATTAATTACCGGGCTAGTGTTGCTAGAGATTGATCTACTTCATCGTAACCTAAGCATGCGAGATAGTCTTGTTGCGCTTGTCTGATTCGCTCGATCGCCTCCCAAGCACCACTATCTCTCAGTTTCTTAGCTCGCACCTTGATCGATGTATTCTGGCGACCCAAATCACGCGCGACCGCATTTTCGCCAGCACAACCCAAATAGGCAACGATATAATCATCCTCGCGAAAATCGAACCGTTTGAAGCGGCTATTACCCATGCACTCAAATCCTCTTAACCGGAATGAACTTCGCCTCGCGCGGCATCTCCATGTCGCCCATCGCGTCCTTTATGGTCAACTGATTGTCCGGGCCTACCGTCATGATGCGGCCTTTGTCGGGGTCGCCTTCGGGGCGCGAATAGGGGCGGGACATACAGGCGTACCGAATTTCATCACCACAATTCGCAACTATCATCCCATTTGCAAGTTCGAAGTTCCCCGTCTCCGGTACGGTTAGACAATACACATCATCCCACCCCGCGTCGTCTAGGGTAAGACACACCGGTCCTGGTTTTTGCACTGCTCTTGCTGCCGCAAACAAGAGAGCATGTTTTGACTCTGCTATATCGGTTGACCACAAATTCCGCTCCGCACTCGGAACAAGATCGCTTTTCATTGTCGATACCGGATGCCCGTCGCCACGCTGATTTGCACTTGTTGGAGCAGAATAGATTGTTGTGATGGGCATCATATTCGGAACTGCAATGCTTACAAACTTGTCGCTCCCTGCGATGCATCGCTTCGGCGCAGTGCAAAGTATAGTGCTTACGATGCCAATCGATACCTTCAGGGCTTGCATGCCACGCTTTAGCTGCCTCCACACCCTTGGCCATATGCGGCCTAAGCCGCTCAGCAAATTCATCTCCATGCTCGCCGGAGAGATGATCGAATTCCAATAAACAGTCCAGATTTTCGATGCTGTTATTGTGTCGATTGCGGTCTTTGTGGTGGATTTCCCATCCTTCTTGGATTGGCCCACGGTTTTTTTGCCACACTGCTCGGTGAAGCAATTTTCCCTTATGTCGATAGTACCTGCCGCCACAGAAGTAATACCTTGTCCCATCAAACTCTTGGATTGTTGAGGAGATAACGACAGGATTGACATCCCTATCAAATTTTCCGCCTTTATCCACCCATTCGCCGTCAGAAATTTGTGGTCTGGAGTGCATCGAATTATTGTTCCTTCGCTAAATTCAAGACGAACAATCCGCTGATTCCGTCTTACAAGCCTCACCGACCTGTAAGGATGCCATTTCCCGTCATGTGAACGGGTAAAGCCTTCGGAACCAACTAATTCAGCGAACGAATATACCCCATACAATGTTCTTACAAGTGTTTCCCCCGTAAAGCAGTGATCTTCGCCGGAGGAATCAACATCTTCGATTCTGTTTTTGTCATGCTGAAGCGCCGGTAATGTCCTTATACTATCTATGCAATTCGGGAAAAAGTAAATCATTGGGTCACCGTCTTGCCCAATTAAGCGGGAGCGGACCATATCCCAACCACCGAGAGTATCGCCTCTTGCCGTGCGCGCGACGCTGGCTCCTATCCAATGTTGATAATATGGGTCTCCAGCCATGCGCTCTGCCAGTGATGGACCGCTTCTTTCTTGGAAAAGATCGGTACCAGCTACTCTGTAGGCCATCCGAGGTCGCCCAGCATCATTTTTTGGCTCGTTTTTTTCCCGCTCCGCTATACCGCTAGCTATTTGTTCAATCGTAAGTTTTAAACCGGTATTATTGTGCATCGACTCGCCATTTTCGTCGATTTGGCAACCATACCATTCACGATACCGCACGAGTGCACCTCGCGGCAGATTGTTCTTGTAGGCATATCGTGGGTTGAATGTGCTCGGCATGTTTTCTGGCATCTGATCGTACCTATCTGGCACAACCGCCCACCATCCAACAGAGAACGGATGCGCCCCGCCCCAGTCCATAGACGTAAATCTAGTCCAGTGCGCAGGAATAATAAATTGATCAATGACGTGCTTGCGCTCGTCCCATTCATCAAAGAACGCGCCCTCAATGATATCCCAGTTTCCGAGCAACCAAGCGTCAACAAGCCGCGCATTGCCAACCATTTGCAGGCGGGCGACGTAAGCAGAATTATTCGTGTATCGATTGTCAGTTATTTTCGAAGGAATAAAAACGCGCTCTATTTCGTATTCTTGTTTGGTGAACGGATTCACAAACTTGGATTTGATGATCTGCATGCCACGCGGTGCAGGCATTATGTAACGCTGTTTGATCCACAAATGACCTGGGCCGCCTGGATTTCCGGTTGCTCTGAACCCGCAACGCACCTTAGGGTTGGCAGAACGAATGCAAGCCATTAGTTTAAATATCGGAACCGGGCTGGGAAAATTTCCTAATTCTTCGACATAAACCCTGCTATAGCTGTGGCCCTGATATTTATCGGCGTCAGCATCGTTATCGATGTACGCAAAAATCAAACGAGCGCCATTTGGAAAGCGCCACATCTTGTCGCCAACGTGCCAAACAGCGCCCAACGGCGTATAAATCTGCTTACTTCGTTCAATTAATTCTTTGAGTTGCGTCAGTTCCCTGCGGATAATTAATCCAATTGCATCCTCTCCGAATTCATCAGCATGAGATGCAAAATCGCCAAGCATCCCATCGGATTTTCCGCCGCCGCGAGCGCCACCGAAGAATAGCTCAAATACAGGACACGACAGCAACCATGTCTGGGGACCTGGTTGGGGCTCCCAGACAACACGGTATTTTTCATCGGTTCGCTGACGAAATGTAGACATTAACCAATCATATCATGATTGATCCAAAGAAAAACCTCCCCAAGTTTTACCTTGAGGAGGTCTCTTTTCTGAACTCGACGGGCCGTTCCTTGACGGGACGCAACTTGCCCATCCCTACCGCGACTGACTTACCATGCCCAAGACCTTCTGCAATCGATCTATCCTCCCTCCGAGTTACAAATCCGTTGCAGCGGATGCAGATATCGGAGTGGCGCAGTATTTATATCACCGACGATGGTTTTTAGCTACCCGATTTATGCGGTCTTTGATCCAGCGCCGCCTTTACGATCGTCGCGCGGACGCCAGCCTTAAACCGATCGCACCAATAATTTGGGTCAATATCTCCCGCCACGAGCAAGCATTGGCCGGCGCGATAGTGTTCACAAATCCCGCAGTGCGCGTCCGGTAGGCCCTTGGAGTAGTCTACCGCGTCTTTGCTCAGCTTCGCCATGGCTTACATCAGGCCAGCGTCTTGCCTTCGACACCGCGCGCCATACGATCTCGCGTCCTGCTCAAAAGTGATTCCTGAGCAGCCTTGACGTGTTCCAAGGCTCGCGCATTATAGTCGCTGGCAAAAGGCCCAGCCTGGAAACATTCGAGCCGATCGGCAACGATGGCCAACAGCGCTTCCTGTGTCACGCCGTTTACGCCGTGCTCGGCAATCGGCCCGCATTGAAAAATGATTGACGCCTCACCTTCTGGACGATCATCTGGCGTATTCATCGCAGCCGTGTTGCGGACTAATTCCATACCTCCGATACCATAGACATGATTCGCACCACCATGCCCCGGCTGATCCAATACAGTGATCTTGAGCTTATCATTGACTGGATTGACGATATGGCTGGTAATCTCACGCATGCTTTTCTCCAAATTAAATGACCAAAGATGTCCCAAGCCTATCACGAGAGGCGGTGGCGTGCAATTTCGAGGGGCTTGCAGCCGTTAACTCTTCCTAATCTCCATCCCTCTGGCAAATCGCTCCCATTCCTAATTTTTCGACTATTCTTGCCATCAGTAATCCAGCAAGTACCGTACTGAGAGTTGAGATCACCTTTCATCTTTTGATTGGCCAATCCAATCTTTCTTTTTGATTCTTCTTTGTGAGATTTGCCCGCGAATGTTCCCGGATGTGTTTTGTAATACTCCAATAGAACAGCAGTTGTTTTTGTCATATCTTTTTCTCTCAGATTAACAAGGTATGGAACAAATCGACAATTATTTAGAGAATATGGCCCAACGTCGCCGTATCTAGCTAAATGATAGCCCCAAGGTCTGATGTCGGAAGATATTATTCCACCACATTCCATTAATGAGCAATATTCATCAATGGTTAGATGAAACTCAATTCCCTCCATTTTCGCATGGGACCTCTTACTCGTAAAAGATTTTGGAAGTCTTCCATCATCGTTGAGGTGACGATAAGGACGATAATCGTTATATTTCTTCATATGGAGAGTTTAGACAAGGAAATCGGAAAGCGCAAGACTCGAACTTGCCCAACCAATAGGCCAACCCCGCGTGCCGAGAGAGGGATTCGAACCGACGACCATCGACTTACAAAGTCGCTGCTCTACCGCTGAGCTACCCCGGCAAATATCATTTCACACACCACCCATTCCAAATATGCCGATCGCCAGGGCACGAATCACCCACCCGCAGCAGAAATGCCGGATGCGCGTCATGGTCATAGAATATCGTCTGTGGCTTGTCCGAACCATACATGATCAGGACCTCGATCGCGATCCCGACAATCACCACAAGCCCGAACAGCGCGTTACGGAACCCCGCCGAGTTCATGGCCAGGAATATAATCCCGAGAATAAATATCGCCGTTCCGGTTCTCATCTAATCATTGTCCAGTCGGAGACTGCATGAGGCCCATCATGGCTTTATCCATCAGGTTATCCGTAGTGGTCGGTGCATTTGCAAGTTTCTCGTCAAACACGATTTTACCACTCGGTGCCGCTAACTGGCTATCGTTGATCCAATCTGGCGTGCTCGGAGTTGCCCACTGAGAACCTGCAGAGAAAGACTGATGCGAGGGTGTCTTCCAATAGTCCGTGTAATGCATGAGGTTATCGTTAGGGTTTATCCCGGTCGTCGCCATCGGGTTTCCCTGCTGCATGCCTCGATAGAACCCCCTCATATCATAATCGGACTGCTGGGCGTTTGGATTGAACGGAACATTGTTTTGTTTCAGCCAATTGAGAAACTGCATTTCCTGCAGCGTGGGAAGCTTGGTATTCTGTGATGGCTGTACGGCAAATGGTGGTTGCGCAGCCATATCACGATCCAACTACAGCCTTGGGCTTCTCGCCATCCTCGCTATAATTTTCCTCCTCCATGCACCGCCATCGACCGTCAATCTTCTTCAATTCCAAATATCCGCCAGGCGAGATCGAATCAGGCTCCGATGCCAATTCAGTCGCGTATTCCCGCCGCATACAGTCCAGATCGCAATCCGCCGCTATCCACAGCGAAATTATCTGTACGCAACGACCATGCGTCACGATCGCCGTCTCGCCCTTGGCATCCTCAAATATCGGCATTGCGCAATCAATGACGCGCTGCACAAAATCATTGAACGATTCTCCGCCCTCTGGCGTCTTGTCGTCGTTCTCAACGAGGTCTTTGATGTCATCAACGATCTTAGCGTTCGTCAGCTTACCCTCGAATTTCGGACCGAGGTTCCATGACCTTAGATCAGGCAGCGATTCGACCTCTGCTCCAGTCGCATCAGCGATGATGTCCGCCGTCTTCTCGGCGCGAATCAGGTCCGATGTGCGGATAAGTTTGAACGCGCAATCCTCCAAGTCTACCGCAATGCGGTGGGCCTGCTCAATGCCCTCTTTCGAGAGGCTGACATCCTTCCAACCTCGAATCAGGTCTTTGCCGGCACCGCCTCGGTTCATCACGGTAGAGCCGTGACGGACAAGATACACAGAGGATTCCCCGTGGTATGCCTCCTCGATAATGTCCCTCAATGACCTAGATTCCGGCTTCTTCATTTACTTTCGCTTGCCTAACTGATGCGAGCCACTATGACCGCTAAGCCTCAGGTTCCCCTTGCGCTGCGATTGCTGATGGCCAAACCCGTGTGGCTTCGTTCCCATACCTGCCGTCATACCGATGCCGCCTGCTGGACCCTTGACGTTCGTCAGTTTGGCGGGTTCGTGTGCCGTCTGGCTATAGTTGTCACCAATCAGCTTGCCGCCATCGTGGGCGAGGCCCATGACAGTCCCAGGATATCCCATGGTGCCAGCAGCATCATTGGTGGAAGCGTGCGAACCCTCAGGATGGCGGGGCTCTTTATGTTCCGACGCCGAGTGATATTGCATATCGTGGCCCCCACGGCCGGCGCCGTCGCGCTCAGCGTGCCTCGGAGCCTTCACCGCGTGGGTTTGCTCCTCGTGGTGGTCGTGAACTTTTCCCATATGACCCGGGGCGGTAGCTTCGTGGTGCGGTTCGTGCTTCTTAGCCACTTGTTTTCCTTCCTTGCGTTGCTCTGAAAGGCCGATCGCGACGGCCTGCTTTTGCGATTTTACGACTGGACCATGCTTACTTCCGCTGTGCAGGTCGCCTGCCTTCCATTCGCCCATCGTCTTTTTCATTCCAACCATAGTCAATCCCCCTGTAGAGGCGCGGCATGGACAATCGGATAGGTCTGTTCAACCCATTCTGGCTTTGCAACAAATCCACTTATCTCCGCTAGAGCCTTCGCAAAGCGCCCATCAAGCAGGTTTTGGATGGCATCGCGGCTGGCATTCTGAATCTCTTCCAATCCGGAAATAGAGACCTTGGACCGCCTTGGAGGATCGTCCTTACTCACCAAAACGAATGTAACACTATCCGCGCCTACAGCATAACGTTCCCCCAGAATAACACATCCAGCTACCTCAGCCTTCTGCGCTAGATATCCGCGAAAATCATAATGCAATTCCGGATTTTCCTCATTGTCCGGCATCGTTCGGGCCTCCAAGGAGGGTAATCGCCCGCCCGATGAAATACCCGACATCGGACAACGAATTGACCGCCAGCCGTTCCTTTGCATCCTGCAAGAGCGTGATTGCCTCCGCGACATCGCCAGTAGCGGGCTGCTTGACGGTTTTCGGCTTGGTGCCGCCTTCAGCCGCAGGACTAAGCGCGGTCGTCGTCGCAAACGGACTCGGCCCAAACGATGTGGTCGGTGCTGCCGTCAGAGTGGCAGCTACGGTCGGCTGTGTTTCGTCGGTCATGTCGTCTCCTTGGGAGTTGGCTCCAGCAGTTGAATTGCCCTATCGATATAGTCCGCGACCGTTGATAACGCATGGACTGACAGCCGTTCCTTAGCGTCAACCATTAGCGCATACACCTCGGTCACGCTAGCAGGGGCTGCGGTGGGGGCTGGAGCGGCCTGGATGGTCATAGGCTTCAGCGCGGCGGTCGCCAGCAGATCGGAAGAGCGTCGTGTAGGGAAAGAGT